GTTAAATATTTTTCTGTTTGCGTCTCTGAAAACTCCGCGCCAAGCTTGTCAAACTGAGAGAGCGCAAAAAACTCCCTGCCAAGCTCGACAAGGGCAGGGACATCGGCGACCGTGCCGAGCCTGATGTCTAGGCCCTCTGGTATTGTTCGTGGGTTGAGGCGCCCGAGGCGCTCTTGGCTAATCTGCATCTGTCGACATCGCGTAATGTATGGCGCAATTGGCAATCTGCGCCTTCTCTGCAGTATTATTATAAAAGCGCATACTCATATGACTTGCGTACCCTTCAAGCTCATGGCGCCCTTTATTCCAAGTCGGCGCCGATATGCGCGCGACTAATTCTTCAGCCTCTGGCTGATCAAAATTATATGCGACTTTAATATCCCAAGACCCCCACACAGTGGCGTCAATGGCTTGGTATTGTTTCATGTGGCCAGGCTTGGAACCGTCATGGAATGGCAAACGAATCTCTACCGCCGAGGTGTCGTACTCGTTACCAGAGACGCCGCCGTACAAATAAAGATTGTCGCCGCTCCGAATGAATAGCCGATCGCCAGCGGTGACAACGTAATCAATATCAAAATCTGTTGTAAACTCACTCCACGCCGTAATGTTCGGCCCAGGGAAGAACGACAAGAGATAAATGTTTCTGCGGAAGCAATACCAAACGCGGCCCACAATCGGCTCAAGCACCGCTCGGCAAAGCGTACGATCAAAGCGCGGGATGGTGCGAATGATTTCGTCAATCGGCGAGCCAATATCAGACACGGCGGCAGAGTTAGAAATATCGCGCGCTTTTAAAGAGCGAATGCCAGAAGAGTGCAGAAATAGGATGTCGCCGGAGCCATATTGCTGAACGCTCCACGGTGACTCTGTTCCTGTCTGACGGAGCACTTGGCCAAGTGAGTTTTGCTTTGGATCGGCAACAACAGCCCAAATCTGCGTCGAGAGCTCCGACAGTAGCGCAAGTTTGTCGTAATAGATTTCAACGCCTTTTAGCTGTGAAGACCCACCCTCTTGCAAAGAGACGTTAATAAATCCGGCGCCGGTGCGAGATGTATCATTTGGATCTGTCGCCGCTTCCCAAAGAAAAGCATTATCTACCGCTGAAAACCGAAGGTACCGATCGCCAACGGTGTACATCTTGCTTTTGTATGCGCGGACATAAAGCCCCATACCAGAGCCTTCAGTCTCTTGATATGTGCCTTTGTTCGGATTTACCTTTGTCGTCCATTCCCAAGTGAGATCGACTTTTTGTACAAATTGATCATTAACTTTTTCGCGGTCATCAAGATAATAATGAGGGTTAGATAAGCGCGGGCTCAGCGTCCACTTAACCCAATTACCATTCTTGCGCGTCCATGTCGTCTTATCAGCGGTGTTGTAAAAGACGTCTGTATCCGCCGCTGTCGTCGGTAAAGCTGTTCCTTGTATTGTGGATACAGGCGGTGCGCCGCGCCAGATAGACCAAGCGCTTGTCTTCCACTCATAATAATTATTGTCTGTCGTTAACTTAAAAAGCGTCCCGTCTTTAATCCCGGCAGGGAGCGTCGCAACAGTCTTGTCCGGCGTATAGACCACCCACAATTGGTTTTTAGTAATGTAATTTTTCTTGTCGTTGTAATTGTAGCGCGTAGCGCCCTCGATCTGATTGGACGGAAGCCCCGCACCAGAAGGGAAAGATCCAGCGTTACTCGGCGCGGCGGTTTGTGGCACCCACTCGCCGCCCGAGATCATGTACCACTTACCCTCGGTGAGGTTGTGATAATACGAGCCGCTATATCCCCGCGCCGGCAATTGCCCTACACGCGAAGCCGCGGCCCAATCAGCCCAATAATTTTGACGCCAAACATACATCTGGCCATTTGATGTTTGGAGGTATGTCGTCCCATCAGGAATGCCATCAGGCAATACAGCCCCAGATTGTGTTGACGCCGGGGGCTTTGGTGACTGATCAGAAAGCACAACATAAAGCTTTCCATCAAACACATCGAAATCAGTTAAAAGCGCCGAAGGCGATTCATTTGGGAGCCGGTGATATTCAAGAGTCACATCTGTCGGCGATGCGTTGGTGACAGGATCTTTAATGCCAGGATTTGCCGGCGTCGTATTGCGCGTGAAAGTCACAAGCGTCTTGCCGATCGCCGCGAGCCCAAAAGTCCCGGTCAGCGTCGCGACCTTTACGAAAGCTTTTCGCTTTTGAATTTCGCCGCCGGGCGTGATCGCCGCATTAACTAATTTCGTAAGCGTGCCAGCAGGCGCAGTCAGAATTGACTTGCGAACATCTAGACCGGCTTTAAAATTCTCTAGGAGAAAATAACTCATGGTATGTAATCAATCCCAGGCCGGATGCGCCCGAAACTTGATCGCACACCGCGCGAAGCTCCAAACGTCGAAACTTTCTGCTTATTAGAAATTTGGTTGGCGAGCAGCTTTGATAAATGTCGCTGCGCTTTCTTTAATTTATTATCTGCGTCCTCCGCTTTCGCGCGTGCGAGAAGCTCTGCAGAGACGAATAGAATAAGTAACGTCACATCTAACGTACAATAATCATCGTCATTAACGAGAGGATTAAGCGGGCGCAGTCCGCGCAGTCGCAATGTGCCGGGAACCGTCGGCGACGGCCAAATATGCAAACGAGACTCGCCGGCTTTCGTGTTGAAGTAAGTGTCCCACGACTGCACTACTGGGCTTGTCTGCGTTGTTGACGGCGTATTGCTTCCCGTGATCGCGTCCTCCGGGACGCCAAACTCTAGAAGGCGCCAATGCGATCCGCCCTGATCCGCCCAATAAACTTGGCGGATCTGATCGTATGGCATTTCTATCGGGTATTGATACTCCACTTGATGCACAGAGACAGGAATATCCGCGCGGATCACAAGCTGCGGCCACGCAAACGCCGTCCATAATTCATTTTCTGTTCGGCGGATCAGGTGCTTGATTGTCTCAACAGAGTTTAATCCCTGCGCTGGAGTTAAGGCATGGCCAGCTTCTGCTCTTACGGCTTTAACAAGAGATGAAAGAGTTGCGGCCATACTTTAATTCTCCGTAGGCATTAAATTAATTGCGGTTCGTCTAACACCTTAGGCGCGGCTTTGGTCTTGGCTTTGGCTTTATCGCCGTCGCCGTCTTCCTTCACAACAGTCGGATCTCTGTCGTAACCCGCTACCTCTTTATCAAGCGGGTTCCTCCAAACCACATCTGGATCAAGATTTACTTTAGGAGCGCGGAGCTCCATCTGCGGGTTCTTTCCTGGGAAAACATCCTCGACAACTGCAGCGCCGTATTTCAGCTGCAGGCGCTCTTTTTCCTCGCGCGCCGACTGATCAACCTCTGCAATAACGACAACATCGAGTACGGCGTCATCACCGTGGACATGACGTAAAACTTCAAGCTCTGGATAGGAAATCGGGTTAAAAGCGTCGCGCACAACTTCAGCGCGCATATCGCCGCCGAGCCTAACCTTACAAGATACAAAGTGCATTTTAATTCCTCACACTCAGGGTTTGCACGCTCTATTAGGCGAGGCCGGCAGTAAACCGCCGACCTCTATCTCCGCGCGCTGGAGTGTGCCAACAACGCGCAGAGAATTTCACGCTATTTAATATCAATAACGAGTGACGAATTAAGCTGCTGTGCAACTAATGCGCCGGTACTCGTTATTGAGCGATAAAGTAAAAATTGGTCGGCAGGTCTGCTCGGCGTATGATTATGGAGCCATTCACCTTCCATCTTCATCAGCTTGATATTTTTCATATCCAACCAATAGCACCGCTTCGACAGATTTAAATCGTCCAAACTAGGATCATACTGAAACTCACAACCCATGAAATTAAGCTTGCCGATAGACATATCTTGTCCAGAAGCAAAGCCCGTCTGCGAATACACCCCGTTAGCGCGCAACTCTTTCTCAAGAGCGTCGAGGAAGGCAGACCCACAGAATGCGTGCGTAGGCTTGCCGCCATACCGAGTCATTTGTCTGTATTCGAATTGAAGGACTTGAGCGAGAGCGCCGCCGTCAGCAACATTACTCGTTACAGCGTCGCCGCCGTGACCAGCAAGAGCAGGCGTAGCCGTCACAGCTGTTGCATAAGCTGCAGTGCGTGCGCGGTTACGCCACCACTTGTTAGCAACTGAATCCAAACCGCCGACAGTGCCAGCAGCTGGATTAGGGCGAACAAGAGCGCCAATGCCAGCAAGAGCTTTTGCGTCGGCAGTGCCGTCGCCATAAGCGAGCGTGTTCATTCCGCGTGCATACTGTTCGCCGAGCGCGAAGAGTTTATCCTCGAGCAGATTTACGAGAACAGTCAATTCGCGCTGTGAGTGATTGCTCGTACGCTCACCGTTTGTATCAACAACAGAGATGCCATCAATTTTTAACTCAGTATGCGTGAGTTGGATTCCAATATGATGTTCTGCCCACTTAAAGTTTGCTCTCTTCACATTTGCGGGATTATAGAAAACAACTTTATCGTCGTGAGTATAACCCTTGATGGAGTCATTCACGCCACCGGCGCCGAAATCGCCCTCTACTGCTAAACTCACATCTCCTTTACCACCTGGAAATGATTTAGCTTTGCTTTCCAAAGCATCCCAGAAGGGTCTCTTTTGAATTGACTGCTTAAACGTATCGCCCTTGTTTAAATAATAATCGAGGGCGCTATTCGCGATGTTCGCGACTTCACCAGCCGTAAATGCCATTATTCATACTCCTGCATAAGCAAACCGTGAGGCTTGCTCAGACAGCGCGTCGAGATTTCTCGATGCCCGATAAAACCGCTTCCATAAGGTTTTTAGGAGCCGAACGCGCTGCGGGGGTTTGTGGATTTGAGACGCCAGGCGTTGTCGCAGTTGGTCGTGATGTCGGCTGAATGCGTTTGAAGTAATTATTCGCTTGGTTGTAAGCCTCTTGCGCAATGCTTAAAGCTTCATCCCTGCTGTTAATTACGCCGCCGCGTTGCTTAATCATGTTGTCTGCGTAAAGCCTAACCATCTCGGCTTTCGCCTTGTAGTCGGGATCTTGTGCAGCGAGGCGCTGCTCATAAGCAGAAACTGATCGCGCTACGTCCTCGCGTGTTTGATGTACATGCTGCGACTCTTGTCGCTGCTGCATCTCTCTCATGCGTTGTTCGTATTGAGTGCGCTCGAACCGAGTCGTGGCAAAATCACGCGCCGCTTCTGACGTCATCTGCCCTTGCTCGACTCGCGACTGCAAATCGGGGGGCAATACTTCGCCAACAACTTCCTGCGCATGTCGGATTAACGGGGAAATAACTTTATAAAACCCGGCGTAGTCGCCGCGCGCAACCATCGATGTGAGGTCAAGCGCGAAAACAACATCCTGCGATGTTAAGTTATTTGCAGCCGCGTATTCCTGCATTTGCTGACCGATTTCAGCGTTTGGCCGAAGCGTCTCCAACTCACCTCTGAGCTTTTGACTTTCGCGCTGTAATCGTCGGATCTTTTTCTTTAGCGGCGCTGGGGCGCTCTCTGGCACCTCATCTTCCGCTGCAGAAGCTTCAGTCTCTGCCGACGACTCGTCGTCCTCGGCATCTTGATCGCCTTCCTCAGGCGCATTTTCTTGCGGCTTCGGTTCCTCGGCCTTTTCCCCCGATAAAGTAGGCTCCTCAGCTACCGTCGTAGTTTTGAGGACTGCTTCTAAGAGGCTCTCCTTGGACTGCTCGCTCGAACTCTCTACGGACGCCTCTGCAGGCGCCGAAGTCTCATAAGAAGTCGTCTCCGCGGGCGTTGCGCTCTCGGCGGCGGTGACTTCGGAATCTGTTCCTTCTATTTGCACACTTCATTCCTTTAGTTGTGTTGTAAACGAAAAACACCACTATGAGGTATTCCCATACCACATAAATTTCTAAAACTACATACCTGGGCCGCCCTGCATTGGCGGGGGTTTAGGCGCCGCGGAGGAGGGGCTTGGTGGTGGGGGCTTGGGCGCGTTATTGGCGCCTTGAGGCCCTTGGGCGTTTGGTGGCTGCCCGCCAGGCCCAGGAATATTTGGCCCAGAAGAGGCGCCATTCATCGCCGTAATCGATGGCTGCCCCTCGGAGATTATCGCCTCAAGATCAATCCGATCATCAAGCCGCTTAATGGCCTCTTTCGCTAATGCAGTCGGATTCACGCCAGGAATTTGCATTAAAATCGGCGCGAGTTTTTCAAAAGCCATGAGTTCCATTTGCTGATTAGGGCGCCCACTACTGCCAGCCTCAATTTCCAGCATCAATTCTTTTGACACTTCCGCTTTGCTTAGCGTTGGCCACATCGCGCCAGGGCCCACAATGCTTTTCACCGTCTCTTCAGAAACATTCAGCAAAAGGATCTGACCCGCGGCGCGTGCGATCGATGTCAAAGTTTCATCGATGTCATCTGTGGCGCTGCCCATCGCTGTCGATCGTGATGACGCCGCCACACTCGTCTCTGTCGCCGTCTTTCCAGA